TAACAAAATCTGGGGGGGTCAAAGGGTGCAAATGCAGCAAAGCAACAAACCATCACGGACGGTATCCAAAAGGTTGCGACGAATCGGCATGATGCGAAACAACGAGACTCAGTACAGCAAGGTGGAACGACTGATTCTGATGTACGGCGACAACTGCTGGTGGTGCGGGGATCGGTTAGCCAAGGAAACGCGCACCATCGAGCATCTGGTGCGAAAGGTTGACGGCGGAACCAACGAGTTCAGCAATCTCCGCTTGGCATGCTGCTACTGCAATCAGGGACGAGGGACCGCCAGTGTTCCTTGGGTTGTTGTCCAGAAGGGTCGTGACCTCAAGGCTCGAATTGAACAGAACAAGCAAGTAGACCCACCGTGGAAGGCGTATGCGTTCTAAGCGGTCCCGTGCTGGTTCAACTCCAGCCGGTCGTGTTGAAGGAAAGGAGTTCCCATGACACACAACTTCGTCCCCGGCAGTATCCATCACGCAAGAACTCTCATCCGCCAACTTGAGGAGATGAAGAGTGGCGGGGTGTATCCGGCATCTGTGGACGGTGACATCCGCTGGTTGCAGGACGTGGCCGTGAACTATGCCCGTTATGACGAACTGGCCGAGTGCGCTGACGATGAGACGGATGACATTGATGTGTGAAGGAAAGGAATCCTGAATGGAAACGAAGGTCTACGAAACCAAGTTCATGAAATTCAACGGGGGCGACGAGTTCAGCGTTGACGAACAAGGCTACACCAAGGTGTACGACAGCAGCCTTTGTCGTCTGGTTGGCGTCACAATGTCCCCAGACGAACTAGAAGCCGTCTCAGACGCTCTCCGGTGGGCTGCTGGGAAGATGCGTCACAACGCCTCTAATGCCAATTGTGGCGATTGTGGGAAGGAGACTGAATGACAACCAGCAAGGCGTTCGTAGAACTTGTGGATGGCTTCACCAAGCCACCGCCAGCGATTGGGAGCAAAGGACACGCAATGACAACCCTCGAAGAGTTTGTGCGGGATGGGGTGGTGAAGGACTGTCCAAACGACCGTGGCGTTCAATCTCTCAGGATTGACGCTGGCTATGGATTCGTGCTTCTCGAAGGCAACGAGTTGCTCGTTCAAGACCCAACGAGTGACGGTGCGGTTGTGAACATGACCCCCACCCAACTCCGCGCCCTGTCCGCGATGGCGTTGTGGGCGGCTGAGCAGAAGGAGAAGAAGCAATGACGCTTTACAACACACACTCGCCCGGCATTGTGTTTTTCGGTCCCGACATGGGATGCGTGCTGACTTGGTACGACACGTACTTCATTCCGTACAAAGAAATCACTCGCATCGACGGCATCCCACCCACAGTCACCTACGACGGGAAAGAGTGGGAGGTGGTGGTGTGACTGACAAGACGTACAGGATCAAGCCGTTGGAGTGGAGAGACATGAACGATCCTGAGTGGATCAACAAACACTCGTGGACAAGTGGTGCAGGATGGTGTCTTGAAGTCAATACGCATGACTACGAGGACAGTCCGTATGGATGCTATAAATGGCAAGTCAAAACAGATGAAGGACTCACCATACATGAAGGCGAGGAGAATTCGTCCAATCTAGCCAAACTCGCCGCCGAATCCGCCTACCGCGCACTGCTGATGGAAGCACTTGAGGAGGTTCAATGAACAACGAACTGCAAATGGCGAAGGCCGACCTAGCGATGTTTGAGGAGATGATCGAACGCCAGCGTGCGTATCGAGCGTTGATGAACTCGTCATCTGTTGCCGACAAGTTGCCACCAAGCGACATGGAAGCGACAAACATCGGTCAGATGGAAGAGTTGTGCGCCCGCCTGCGTCTCATCATCGAGAAGCACGAGGGCGTCCAATCCTAACCCTCGCCTTCACCATCATCATCTTCGCCGGTGCCGTGTTCTGCTGGGCTTGTGGGGAGTTGGAGCAGTACAATTCCCCATGCCAAACCTCGCCTGCTACGACCAATACCTGCTCGGCATAGCCGACTTTCGCAAGTCAATCGTCCAGAAAGCCCCGCATGTGTCGTCGATCAAGCGGGACGGTGGGCGATTTATCGTCAGACTCGAAAAGCCTGACGGTCGCAGTGTCGTAACCATCAAGGAACGCTCATTCGTTGAAGGCGATGACGCTGAACCGTGGTACACCTACGGTCAGAATGACGCGAAGTTGCTTGTCAATTAGCGACGACCACCCATCCACGACGGTTCACGCCTCACAACCCCGTGCATGGCATCCACGCCAGCCTGAATCTTCGCCTTCATCTGGTTGATTCTTGCGTCTACGCCGTCCTGAATGGCCCTCTGCGGGTCTTTCGTGAGGCTTAGATTGCTCTCGGTCCACACCTTCACGGCCATTGACAGGGCATCTACGCGGTCGTCGTGGTCAAGCGAGTTGCGTTCACGCTTGATGCGTGCAAATTGGTACTGAAACTGCTTGGACGTGCCGTGCTTGTTGGGAGCAACGACCGATTCGTCCACGACAAGGCGGTGGGAACCAACGATCCCTCGCAGGGTGTCGATGATTCGGTCCTCTTTCCGCTTGACGGAGTGGATTGGGAGCAACGAACAGCCCCATCCGTCAGGGAACAGCGGGTTCTCGCCCGGCTTGATCGAGTGACGCTTGATAGCCGCCTGCATGAGTTGCGCCCACGCACCGGACGGGTCCGCGTTTGACTCGTAGAACAGCGTGTTCGCGCCGTATTCGCGGCAAGTCTTGGCGATAACGTCGTGCGGGCCGTCGATCCACGAGCCGTCAGCGTCCATGTAGCCGCTTCCCTTGGGTGCCTCGACGCCTTGCAGATAGCGGCAGAAGAATTGACCCGACGCCATTGACATGACGCACAGGGCCATTTCGTCACGGCTGCTATTGCCCGCTATATCGACGACAGCCTTCGTTCCCTGATAGGGCACCATCGTCTGCCCGATCATGGCAGGACGCAGCAGGCGGTCGTGTGGGCCACCCAGAAGGCACGGGACGGAGCAGTCTGTGCCGCCGTTGTTGTCACGCATCCCCCAGGTGATTTGAGAGGGGACGAACTGGCGGTCAAGGGGGAGAACGATGAGGTCGCACAGACGCAGTTCGTAACTGTCAGCATCAGGAATCTGAATGCTGAGCATGTACTGCATCTGGAACCAGACGTGACCTTCGGCCTCCAACTCGGCAATCTTCTCGATGCCGAATCGCAGTGGACACGAAGGTTCGCCCGGCCTCGCCAACCCCTTGTCCAGACGCTCACGCATGAGCGGAGCAAGCCTGAACGTGTTTTCTGTGGGCAGCGGGTAGCGAACGGGCCAGCAGCGAATCGACGATCCTCGCTTGACCATGCGGACGTACACGCTGTCCTCAAGGTGCTGGAAGGTGCAGAGGATGATGACTTCGGCTGGTTCGTCTGTCTGTTCGTCTGGGTAGAGCCACGCCTTGAACTCTCGGGCGTTGGATTCGAGCCTGTCACGGGCCTCACGGGTGAGCGTGTTGTTCACGTCCTCGATGTCGTCCACGATGACTGTGTGGGCACGCTTACCCGACAGGTGCCCGCCGATACCAATGGCGAGCAGCGACGGCTGCATGGAGTTGGCACTGCCACCCACTTCGTATCGCGTCAGGTTGTCTTTCTGGCCTTCCTCTGCTTTGAGGTGTTGCAGGAACCAGCAGGCGTCAACAACCTTCTTGAACAGGCTGAGCAGGGCTTCTGCGTGTTCCTGCGAGCGGCTGACGAGAACGATCTTGCGGTCAGGGTTGATGAACAGACGACGGGGAACAAGCACGCCGCCGATCAAGTGTGTCTTACCGATACCGCGAAAGGCCGCGACAATGCGCGTCTGGCCTGATTCTGGATCGTCCGCGTATCGAAGAATGTCCTCTTCGATGTCCGAGAGTGGGGCGGCTCGTTCCCACCCCATGATTGCGAACACGTTGCGGGCGAATACTGCGATGTCTGACGCAAGCAGTTCAATGGCTCTGGCTAGTTCCTGCGGGTCAGATGGTGCCTCAAGCCAGATGTTCTCTTTCATTCAGGTTCGACGGGTGCTGGGTCTGTGCCGGTGAGTTTCAGGCGATTGCGACTGGTGACGCCCGCAAGAGCGGCCCTGATTTTCTCGCCGGTCGAATTTCCGCTCTTGCTCGCCCGCGCATCACACTCTTTGGCGACCGCGAGTGCCGCGCGAATGTCTGCCGCGCCGGGGGCTTTGCGGACGACTTCGCCCGTCTCTTTGTCAATCAGCGGTTCACCGTTGGCGGTCACGGCTGGCACGCCCATGTCGAGATATTCCAGCACCTTGTCTGCCGCCTTCTCGACAATCTCGTCTGCTTTGTTCACTGGTTCTTTCCTTTCCGAGCCTTGCGGCGTTCGGCTTTGACCTGTCGATTGTGTTCCTTCCACCAACGCTCAACCATGTCGTATATGGCCGTGTAGTAGTGGACGGGGTTGATATCACGGCTGATGGACGCTTCCACGATAACGGGGAATCCGATTTCAGCACTGGACATCGTGAACTTGTAATCGCCCTCGTTGCGGAATTGGGCAGATACCACAAGCCCATACTTCTCGGCAACGGTTTCACACACGTCCCACCACACGGGTACCTGTTCGCGTTGCATGGGGACTCCTTAGTTGGGTCGTTCGGGGAGGCTGTTGGTTGCTCTCATGACAAAGTTGCGGGCGTTCAAGTAGTTAGGGATACCCCAACCGTCCAAGATGTTGCGTACATCACGCTTCGAGAAGTCGTAGTCGTCGCGCATCCAAGGGAGTGTGACACCCTGAATAGCGTCGATGGTCTTGGTAAAGTCCTCAATAGCAGGAGAGCCGCCAAGAATGTTTACGATGCGAGAGCCGTCGCTTGATCCAACGCCGCTCACTCGTTGGGGTGCAAACAACGGTCCTTCGCCAGCGGCAGCCATGCCAGCGTCCACGAAACGGGGCAGCAGCGATGTCCACGACGAGCGTGAGAACGCGGCCTTCGCCAGTTCTGACGGAGACAGCCTGCGTTTCAGAAACTCTTTCTGATCGGGCCTGCCAAGCGAGGACATATACGTCCACGTCACGTAGCCAAGCAGCGATGCCGTCGTGAGATGCAGCAACTTCGAGTAGGTGCGAAGTTCGCCAGGATTGCGGACAATTGGGAGCAAGCGTGTCGTGTACGACTGGATGCCGTAGGTTGACAGTTGCGAGAACAGTTTGCCGATGGTCGAATCGGTCCACGCGGGGAGCAGGGTTGATTGCCCAGAGTTGACAGACTCGCTCGCCTCACGCTTGAGAAGTTGCGAATACACCGCCTGCGATTTGAGGTCGGGCGTGCCGTCTGCGTTCTTCCACTTGTCCACGTTTGGGTCGTGAATGTCGATGTCGGTCTGGACAGCGTTCTTCTCAAGGTGCGACATGATTTTGTCGTACTGCGCTTTCGTGACGCCCATGTCAGAGAGTTGCTTTGCATCGGCGATGCGCTCTCGCATCCCCTTCGCTTGACGGGCGAGTTCTTCTGCTGCCGAGAAGTATGCCGTACGTTCTTGTAGGTGCCGAACCATCGCGTCGCCAGAGAGAACCTGCTGGCTACGGCTCAGGGCCATTGAAGCCTTGTCCGCCTTGCCAGCAAGCCGCTCCTGCCACGTCTTGCCAGACATGACGATTGTGGCGTCATCCATCGGAGCGAGCGTGTTCATTCGCTCGGTGATGCTTCCAAGCCCGATGCCATCACGCAGGGCAAGTGCCATCAGGCCGTGTGACGGAGCGTTGCCCGACTCAACTTCCTTGATGAATTGCCGTGCTGCTGGCAAAGCGTCAAAGAAGATACCCATGCCGTGCTTGGCGATGATACCAGCAAACTCTGTTGACTGGTTGATTGCGGCAGCAAGCGTCGTCATCGTGCGGAAGCGGGCCTTCGCGCGAATGAGTCGCAAAGCCGAAACTCGGAGTTTGTCGCTTGCCGATGCGTCCACCTTCAATTCGTTGGGATAGCCGTACGTTTTCTTGAGCAGCGAATCGAGAACTGCAAGCCGTCCCTTGTCGTCGCCGCCACCAGATTGCTGTGCGACTTGGGCAAGAGCAAGAAACTCGTCGATAGTTGCGGGTGCTTCTTCGAGTCCGAGTTTGTGCTTGGCGACTCGCCCGACTTCTGCCATTGCCGCCGCGCCCGTAGCCTTGCGGACATAGCGACGGGTCAGCCCGACGATATCTTTTTCAAGATAGTCCGAGAGCCGCACGGTCTTGCCGTCCGCAAACGTCTTGGACACCGTGTAGTCGATGTCAATTCGCGGCTTGAGGAATGACGCGGGAGTTGCTGGTTTGTCATCGCCCGCTGTCACTTCAAACAGGATCGAACGAACGGCCTTCTCGTCAAGCCCCGTCTTTTGTTGCAGCATCGGCACGAGTGCTTCGGTCTGCTGCGACGTGAGTGCGGAACGGGTTGCCCGTGCCATCTCTTCGTTGTGCGTACCGATGTTATTGATCCACTGGTCGGCAATAGCGACTGCAACAGTCTTGCGAATGTCCTCGACTTCCTGAACGGCCTGCAACGGGAACAGCGTTGCGAACGGATCGACCTTGCCGCCCTTCATCTTTCGCATCACGCCTTCGGCCACAACCTCACGGATGCGGTCAAGGTTCTCTGGTGCCGTGTTGATATATGCGTCAAGTGCCTCGCGGTTGGCAACAACACTCACGAACGATGGGTCGTCGTCAATGAGTTCTGCCCCGCGAACGCCGTGACGCTTCATCATGTCGAGCGTTTCTTTGGGGATTTGCTTCTGGTAATTCTCGACTGCCGCACGAACAGACTTGTAGTTCTGCCATGCGTCGGGCCTTGCACCGACCTGACGCTCACCAGCAGGTGCGAATGCGAGCGGTTCCGGCCCGTCAACGACGATGCCTTTGCCCTGTTTCTTGGAAGTGATGACACCGTGCCACACAAGTTCGTTGAAGTCGCGTTTCTTCAACTTGATTGGTGCTGCGCCGGGCGGGAGACTGGCGTTTGCCTCTGCAACCTCGTCTAGGAATTGGGCGAACAGTTGGTTGTGCTTCGCCTCGAACGCGCCGGAGATTGCCTGATACTTGCTGTTGGCCCAGCCCTCTGCGCCTTCAATCGACGGTGAGCCGTCCACCTTGCCGAACGGGTCGTGTGCCAGCGAGTTCGCAAGCAACTTCTCGGTGTCCGTTCCTTGCCGACCAATGGTTGCGAGCGGGTCAATACGACCACCGGCAAGCGAAGGCTTGGCAGCACTCACGCCCGAAAGGTCGAGGTCGCCGGGAACGAAGTTCTCTTTGAACGGCACTTCTCCGACCGCAACCTTGCCGGGTACGAAGTACGACTGCGGCGTGCGCGCGACTTCGTTGACGATTGCGGGACGAACGGCTGGCTTGTTGTCGATGACGCCGCCGGGCATGGGGCGCGGGAATGCTGCGAGGGTGGTTGCGGCTGGCTGCTTTGCCTTGTACGCCATTGCCGTTTCGAGCAGGTTGGTCTTGAGCCATTCCGTGCTGTAGAACGGCGAGTCACCAATGAGTTTTGCAAACTTCTCCGCTTCGGCTTCTGGGTTCGCGCTCAGGGCAATTCGTTTGTCAAGTTCTTGGTTTGTGAACCAGAGTTCAGGATTGCTCTTTCCGTATTTTGCGGCAATATCTTGAGATACGCCGCTGGCAATTTTGCCGCCGTCTTGGTTTTCGTGGAAGTGTTCGGAAACACTGGCAGAGTTGTCTTGCGTTTTCCAAGCATTGGCAAGTTCTTGGTCGCTATAAGACGCGGCCTCTTTGGTGCGAGCAGACTCCCACGCAACCAACCCGTCAGACGCGGACGGGTCTTTTATTATTTTGTACTTGCCTTTTGGAATAACAACATCGCCGTCGTTCACTTGGATTTCTGTGTCTGATTGCACCTTTCTTCGTGACGACGGGATTGCGTCTGCTGAAATCTCAAACACGTACCCTTGGGCATCGCTTCGCATTGCGTCACCCGGAACGCGAGTTCTGTAGTCGTTGGCTACATCTAACTGCTGCGTGAGAGAAACGCCGTACTGTTTGCCATCAAAGTTGGACGATGGCTTTAGAACAAGGTTGCCTTCCGAGTCGATGAACGAAGAAATGTCGTTCGATCTTGTGCCGTGGTACAAAACGTCTCTCGGCACCGGAGAACCGGCAACTTCTGACGCGACCGGTGCCTTCGCCAACTCAATATCGTCACTGTCAAACCCAGCAAGACGCCACAGGGTTTCGTCGTCTGGCGTGATGTCAGGCGGCTTTGGTCCGTACCCCTCTTGAAACTTCGCGTGCGATTCGACCTCTTGGTGCAACTTCTGTCCGTACGCCGTGAAGTCTGCGTTTGCTTCGGCTGCTGCCTTGGTCTTTGGTGTGCCACCCATCGCACCGATACCCGCGCCGAACATGAGGTTCATGGCGAACATGCCCGCTCGCTCAGTACCAGCACGGTCGGAGAACATGGAATCGACGGCAAGTGCGGCACCAGCCTGTGCGCCGCCAGCAGCACCAGCACGCTTGATGAGCGAGAGTTTGGTGATGTTGGGAAGAACGGCACCCAGAGCGAACGCACCAGCACCACCAGACGCGATATCTACCGCCTGCAAGTCTGGGTTGTTTGTGGCTGTCAGTGCGTCTAAGCCGATCTGCGGGGCAGCGTTTACGACGCCAGCCTCAAGCCAGCGTGCTACACGGGCCGAGCGAACGGCGTTGACTGTCGTTGCACCACCAGTTGCAAGCCCAGCGGCTACGGCTGTCGGGTTGAACGCCTGCCAGCCCATCGACGCCAGTGCGCCGCCCCATCCGGCCTCCATGATGGTCGCACGGTCTTTGGTTGCCTGCAACGCACGCATCCGAATCCAGTTTGCGTCAAAGTCGCTGCTTGCGTCGTGAAACTCGTCCCAGAATACGGGGTCAACACCTTCGGTCAACGACTGCAATTTTTCGGGAGTAATCTTGTAGCCGTCTTGGGAGCGGTTGAAGAACGTATCTTCCGACGCTCTAAACGCCGCGCGAACAGGATCGTTCATGCGAATCGCCGCCGACCAGACATCGCCTCGAAAGACGTTGCTGACGGTGTTCGAGAACGACGCACTTTCTTCCTGCTTCTTCCGCTGTTCGACCTCTCCAAGAGTCTGTGCGAAGATTGGACTTGCCTTGTCCTGTGTAAATCTACTCAAGGACCAAGACCTCCTAGGTTGAACGTTCCGCCCTTCAAGTCAATCCACGGCGTTGAGATTTCTTTGAGCCGAACGTCTTTGGCTCGCTTGTACACCGCGTCAATCGGAATCACCCGATCTTCGAGCGGAATCTTGAACGCCTGTGTTCCGTTGGCGTAATCCCACAGGACAACCGCCCCGTTCGCCGGATCAATCTTGAGTGAAACATCCTCACTCTTCATGCCGTGCTTGGACGCAATGTCGGATACAACTGCTTCAAACGTTTTCTCGGCAGAGCCATACACGCCCGGAGGCAAAACGCTCCCGTATGTCCTGACGCTGAAATTGTTGACCTTCATCCACTGAGACTTGGCGAGTTCCTGTGCGGCCTCGACAGCCTCGCCTTTGGGCTTTCCAAGAACGCGCTGTTGACGCTCCGCTTCCGCTGCGACGTACGACGCATATTCCATGCCGTTGCGTGTATCGACATCGCTGACAATCGGTGCGAGTTCGCGGTCGCCAATTTCAATAGCGCGACCGCCGGAGTTCTTTCGTTGTGCGACGACGTGCTGAACGGCAGCCTCGACATTGTTGCCGATGCCGGTCATTCTCGTGGCTTGTGCGACACTCTGGTAGAAGTCGGCATTGTCGCCCGCATACTTATTGGCAAGTTCTGGGTTGTAAGCCGCCAGCGACATATACAGGCTCACGCCGTCGATTGTCGTCTTTGCAATCGCAGACTGCTTGGTTGGGTCTGACGACACAAACATTGCCGCGTCTGCCTGCAACGCCGCAGCGTCAAGCAGCCGTGTCCACGGTTCGTACTTGAGGCTGTCGGTCTGTGCAAGTGCGGCCTGTTCGTTGAACGTCTTGGCGGATGCAAACTCGGCTTCCTGTGCCATCTTGCGAAGGCCGGTGATGGACTTCTCGTTCACGCTGCCGTCAGACAGTTGCACGCGGCTGGTGGCCTTGTCCTCGATGGCCCAAGAGTTCCCGGCCTTGTATGCGTTTCTCGCAGACTGCAACACAGAATCCATGTTGCTGGCGTGTGTCTGCTCAATTTGCATTCTCTCGCGCTTCGTGTCGATGCTATTGACGATGCTCTCAAGTTGGTTCTGCAATCCGTTGAGTTCGGTCGCCTTCTCTGGCTGCCGCTCCATCGTTCCGCGAACCTTGTCGAGCCATGTAGCCGCGCGCTGGTATCGTGAGTTCTCGTCCGTCGCGTTCGCCGCAAGGTCAGAGTTCACCACGTCATAGAACGCCTTGATGTCACGCTGCGTTGCAAGTTCAATGTCGCGTTGTTCGGCGTTCTTGATCCTGATTGCTTCGCGTGCCTGTTCGTCCTTTGCCTTGTTCCATGCAAGGTCGAGGGCGTTTAGTTGTAACGCATATTCCGGCTTGTCTGCAAGCAGGGGACGGAACACAGTTTCGTAGTTTGCCGATCCTGCCGACGCCGCCTCGCCAGCACCGGGCAGCACAACCGCGAATGTTGCCCCTCGCTCGCTCATGTTGGTGAGAGCCATCGTTTGGGCCACGTTTCGCTTGAGCGTTTCTGCGTCAGGAGCAATGGCGGCTGCGCTCGCAAGTGACGACACGATTTCCGCTTGGTCTTTGGCAAGCACGCTTGCTTTCGCACCCTGCACCATGCCGAGAAGTTCGTCGGTTGCCAGTGTTTCGTAGGTCTGCTCGTAGACACCCGTGCCATTCCCGACACGACTCTGAACCGTGTTCTTCACCCACGCCTTGAGTGTTTCTTCCTTGAAGTCGGACGGAAGCGGGAGCTCTCCACGCTGCAACTGCCCCGAAAGCACCTGACGGTCAACCGACCACTTCTTCTTGGCGTCACCGACAAACACTTCGCTCGCCTGCTTCTCGGCTTCTGCTGCAACCTGCAAGAACATCTTGTTCGTGCGGGCCTGATAGTCCTGCTGCGCCTCAAACTCCTGTTGGTCCCGCTCGCGCATCATGTTCGCAAAGCGTGCCCCAGCCATCGTCAATCCAACAGCACCCTCGAACACATTGGCAACCTGACCGGCAAGCCCGCTCGGTGCCGGTGCCAGCACGTCCAACCCCGGAACGGCAACGGGAGGGGGCTGCGTCAAGTCTGGAATCGGTTGATTCATGCCCCTTCGGACAAGTCCTTCAATGGGTCTGGTGTTGCCGTATTGACTCATAAAATGGAGAAGAGTTGCAGTCCGGTCGTTGCCCCTTGCAAACCACCGCTCAGTGCTGAAAGGATCGGTACTTGTGAACGCGCACGCAGGGATGCAACCTGTGCTTCGTACTGGCTACGAGCAGCCGCAATCTGTGCTGAACGATTATCCTCTAGGATGGCCTTGGCTCGCCCGTAATCGCCTCGTGCTTGAAGTTCGAGGTTCGTGTCGGTCTGACCACCAAGCCCGCCAGAAGCCGCCAGAGCGGTTCTAATGCGGCCTATGGAAATCTCTCGCTGGCGTCGGTTATTCTCAAGTTGCTGGTCGGCAGCGTTGCCGATTTGACCTGCGGTTGCCGTGAACGAACGGGCCGCAGAGTTCATCGACTTCTGGATAGCACTGTTCGTCTCAAAGGCGTTCCAAAGGGCAAGGCCAGCATCAGCGACCGCGCCAACGCCAGCGGATTGACCGGCAGACAAGAATGGTGCTTGCGGAACAGGTGGGGCATTCTGAATCTGCAATGCCAACAGTGGGTCTAGGGATGGGCTTGCGTCCGTGAACATTGAGGGCGGCAAGTTGTACATCATCCTGCTCATGAACCCACATTCTCCACTGGATGCCCGTCAAACTGAATCGCGGGGATACACACCGGGCGGCTGTTGTTGCTGGTCACTTTGTAGTTGCACTTCTGAGACATCCCGCCCAAGTAGGCCGTGAACGTGCCTTCCTCTGCGGTCGCGGTCGTCGGAGCAAACGAGCGCGTGTAGTCGTTCCCGTCAACCGTGTTGGTCAAGGTGAACGCTCCTGTGCGGCGATAGGGAATAGACACACGATGGATGCACATGCCGTCACGCGGCAATCCAGCACCGGAACGGTCACGAATGTACTGCTTGCTCGGCTTGAACATCATCTCGTAGGAGATGCCGACGCGACAGTTGCCAACCGCAACATGGTTGCCTGCGGCACGGATAGTCCCGCTCGTTGGGCGAGTCGTTGTCAACTCAGTCCCGTCAGGCAAGACGACCGTGTTGACAGCATCGTCGTTGAAGTTGCCGCCGTCAAAGCCGGTCAGCGTCCAAGTCGTGAACCCGCCGCTATGCACGCCGGTCAATGCCATTGCTCGGTCGAGCCTGCGTGGATATTGACCGGCAGTAAAGTCCGTGTTGTCGGGAACGTCTGGCTCGAATCTGATTCGCTCGATGGTCCATACACCATCGTCAGTCTCAAACAAGCACTGGACACCAGACAGCAGCAGGCTCATCGCCACCAGACGACCAGAGAACTCGTACTTCGTCCACGCCGATTGACGACGCTCGTTGTTCGGGCCGTAGTGGGTTGACCACACGTACAGGATGCTCGGCTCGCTCTCGGTCAGCACAAGCAACTTGCCCTGTGCTGGAACCGTCTGCATCGCAATGATGTCGTCCTTGAAGAACAGCGGGACGTGCTTGGTGATTTCCTCACCAGCGTTCTGTGCCCGCCCGTCGTCGTAGTCGTACTCGAAGATTTGGGCCGCGATACGTGACGCATTGGGGCTGTGTTGACGCGCACAGAAGTACATACGGTCGTCCATCTTCGCCATGCGAACGTCCAGCGTCTCGTATCCAGCCGTTGGGCGAACAGCAACCGACGTTGGAGTCCACACGTTGTCACGCGCGTATACCTCGTGCATACTACCAGCGTTCGTCTCAAGCACAATCACGTCACGCAGGGGAGTTGCGTTGCGAATGGTCACAACGCTCTGTCCGGATGCCTGACGCTCAATTGGGTCGTCGTCGGCAATCTGCTCGAAGTCATCCTTGAAGAACCGGAAGAAGTCACCTGTCGCACTTCCTGCGGCGTAGGGGCCTCCAAAGAGCCACAGTCGTTCTTGGTGGACCGCGATATCTTTGATAGGCCACTGTTCTTTCAACAGGCTTAGGGCAGGGTTGGTGTCCTCGTCTCCGTCGAGTCGTTCGTCCCATGTAATCACGTCGATGTCAAAGACTGCGGGAGTGGTGCCGTCGCCCGTATAACTCGTGCGAGTCATCAGCAGCGGCATGGTCGTTGCGTCTGGACGCCATTCGGGTTGGCTTGGCGCAGACGTGCGAGTCCAGCGGTCTTGAAGCGGGACGCGGGCGGTTGCGTTTGTGGGGTGAGTACCAGCAACGCCAGCATACGTGTTGTATTCGCCGCTTGAGTTGGTGAAAGGCCGGTCGTCGGCGGTCATGTCGTAGGTCGCAACCAGCGGAGATTGCGTTTCGTACACGAGAGCGTCGCCGCCCTTCCAAGGGCTAGTGATTCGCCATTCTCCGGTCGTGCCAATCTTGATCCACGACACAGTGACATCATCTTCGCCAACGTCCTGAAACGCCTGTTGCCATGCAGCGGCGATGTCGTACAGGTCCGTCACGTCGCCAGAAGCAAACATGCTTGGGATGTCCGTTGCAACTTCATACTCGCGGCCAATGCCGTTGATGTTGACCGTGGTTGCAGCCGCCAGCGAAACGCTTGTTCCGGCGCGGTAGGTCAATACGCCGCTCACGTTTGCTTCCGAAACTGTAATCTGCGTCGAACTATCCTTGCTGATAACGGTCGCCCAGCCGAAGGTTTCTGCGCCGGGGAACACGACACCCGTTCCGCCAGTAATGCGGATCATGTCACCGGCCTCAAACGTGTAGCCGGAGAACGGTGTTCCTGAGCCAGCGGTCAACTGGTAGTTGCTGCCAGACGGCGCAAGCGTGAAGCCGGTTCCAGAAACATCGACGCGGCGGAATCCAACACGGAACCCCATGTCAGACTTTGCTGGGTCGCCCCAATCTCGACTGTTGAACTCGTCCCAGCCTGTCCAGTTGATGTGTTCTTTCTCGCACTGCCAGCGAGCAAACGTGCGTCCGTCTGCACCCTGCGAGTAGCGGTAATACCCCGCAACGAAGTCGTCGCCATCAGCAAGTGCGCGGTGATAAGAACCCTCGTCGGGAGAGTTGCTAATCATCACGTCCGCGTCCTTGAACGTCGTCGAAAGCGTGTAGGATGGACTCGTCTCAAGGTCGGTCGCCACGTTGCGATTGACAATCAGTGTTCCGTCAGCAATCGTGAACATCTTGATATCAGCCGCAGTAGACGACATTGCGTTCAAGTACGTCTGTGCGCCAGCGGTGATGTTCACCGTCGCCTCTGGGCCAGCCTCCTCGAACACGCGAATCAGCATGTCGGACGCACCGCGACCGTAGATGACGTTGTATTGCTCAACGTCAGTGCGACGAATCGCGTGTGACCTGTAATCCTCGCCAGTCTGCAACTCTGTTGCTGGGTCAGTGTTGTCAATGACGCGGGCAAGTTCTGTGCCCGGTCGCTTGCTCGCGCCGTCGTACACGGAGAAGTCCGTGTTCTTCGCGTCCTTGACCTGATTGGGGAATCGGCTGGTTTCAGGTTGCTGGCAGATACCGGCGTACAGAACGCCAGTCTGCTGCGAAGTTCCTGCGCCGTAATCCGGCTGCCCAGCACCAGAGATGCGTGACATTACTGCTGCTGACCCCCGTTACTCATGCCCATCACAATGGGCTGAGGGGCAGCAACGGTCTGGTTGGGACGCGGGGACTGACGACGAGCCTTGAGAGCCTGTTCAGCCATGTCGGTGCGAATCGCCTGCTGCTTCGCCGGATTGTTCGTCTTGGACAATTCAACGTGTTTGCGAGCGTACTCGATAATCAACGTCTGCACGTCGATGTCCAGTTCCTCGAAGTCCAGTTCCTTCACAATCTCAAAGTCGTACGTCGAAGCAACGAACTGGTCAGTGCCCAAGTCCGAGTCATACGCGAAGTTGTTTCGCATCGTGATTCGGCGGTAGTCGTTGCGACCGATGGGCTTCACAGCGAGCGTCTTGGCTGGGAACTCAATCGTGCCGGTTGAACCCTGCACCTTCTGCCACCGCTCCGTATTGCACGGGAAGCCTTCTTTCTGCACCGTCTTGGAGTAGTGGTAGAGCCAGCGTGCGGCCTGACCGATTTCGCTGCCGTCGAATACCAGCGTCGGCCAAGTGCTTGTGACCGCCGTTGCGTACGTTGCGTCGGAAATCGGGTCGTGACCAAGCACGCCGAGAACCTGATTGACGGCTTCTGTTGCCGTGTATCCAGCCATGTAGATGCTCCGTGTAGAAACGAAGCGGGTGTCTCAATAGACTGAGACAATCCCGCCCCGCTATGTAGTCTTTACTGCTCGCCCATGATGTTGATTGCGACAGTCGGAGAGCCAGTCAACGTGCCGCTTGAGTAGGTAATGACGAGTTCTTTGCTGGTCGGAAGCCACAGGCCGTCAGCACCAGGGAAGTCCGCGTCCTTGCTGAACGAGTTGAGGTGGTCAACGTCGTAGCACACGTCGCTGGAACCCTTTGTTCCGCCAGCGTAGAGGTTCAGGCTCGAAGGTGCCGCGAGCGTCGCGTTCGTTCCAGCCACAACCATGCCGGTCGTCGAAGTGCCTGTCCCGTTGTCTGCAATCCACAACTTGAATGTGACCTTCGCTTCATTGGAAGTCACGTTGTTCATGGACTTCTTGATGCGAGAGATGCGAACGGGTTGACCGCTGCCATTACGAAGTCGAACAAGAACCGCGTCGGTCTGACTGTTCGACAACGACTGCGGCGTCGATGTGAGCGCGTTGAATGTCGTGCCTGCCATGATGTAGAACTCCTGTAGTTAGTCCCAAGCGGGCACTCGCCCGTAGTGGATATCTTCGTCGTCTTTGCCTGTAGGAATGGTGATGAGCGTTGTAATGACTTCCGGCGAAAACTGGTCCTGACCACCACCAGCCCCGCCGTTGGGGTCGTTGGGATACGCCACGAAGTTTTCTGGCACAATCATGTCGATTGTGGGTGGGTCGGTCGTATCGTCCGGTGGGTACGGAGACACGTTCGGAGTCCTGATCGTCAGCGTTGTTGGCACGAAGTTGTCGGCAACATAATCGCTGCTAATCGGCGTTTCGGTCGCTGGCGGGCAACACGACAACGCACTGACCTCAAACGTCGTCGCCTGCAACGCCGTCACTGTGTTTGTGCATGTCACGACGGATACCCCCGCAGTTTGATTCGCTGCGTCCTCGCCTCGCCACGGAACTTCGCCGCGTCTGTGCCACGCAGGAAGTTCGAGTCGGACTTGTCCAACTCCTCCGTGTAAGCCCGACGCTTCGCCTGCTCACGACGGGACCAAAGCGCGCTCGCACGTTCATTGTCCGTGCGATACATCGCATACGACCACGATGCGTCCGCCAAGATGTAGTCTCTGATATGCGGGTCCGCACACTCAGGGAGGTAGAGGTTCTTGACCGTGACAACAACGTCGTCGTCGAACTCTTCGGTATCGTTGGTCCTGTCGTAAAGCACTTCGCCGCGCTGAACGATGTCCTTGCCGATGTCGTCGCCAGCCATGTCAATGAACAGGCATCCTTCGGGCACGTACACCTTGTCGTCAGTCACGTCGGGCGAGAGCGTCAGTTCGAGTTTCTGGTTGAACACCCAGCGGCCTTCTTGGTGGACACGACGCGAGCAGTCCATAAGCAACTGCTCGACAATCGCCATGTTGCTGGTTCCGTCAGTGTCAAGGGCGTTCGGAAGTCGCTGCCCATTGTCCATGCCGATTTGCAGGCACATTTCAAGCCTGCCGAGAACGTCGGCCATTAGACTGTCGCCTCCACGAATACGTGGCGGTTTGTGGCTGCGCCTCCGTATATGTCAAACGCAAGAATCTCGGCAGCACCAAAGTCGGAGATAATCACTCGCCCGTCACCGCCGTCCGTAGGGCTGAATGCCGTGAACGAGCCGTTGTAAGCGGTGTCAACCGCCGTGCCAACACCCTTTGGAGTCGTCGCATCTCCTGCTGCTGTTACGGCGTACGTGTTGCCCACGTAGACCGTTTCGCCAGCAGCGGTGGCGAGCGATCCGGGCGTATCAGAACCAGCGTCGCATGTGATGGTGCATAGTGGGCTAAAGAGCCATCCAATCGTCGCTCTCTGTTTGTTCAGTATCCGCTTGCCTTGATACACAACACACGTCATGCTGTCGGAATCAGCCGCCGAAGCAAGCATGACCTCTACGCCACGAAACGAACCCATCAATTCATTTTCTCGCCCAATCTTGTGATACAGGATAGATGAGTTGAGAGATGTTTGCGGAAGTCGTTGTGCGATTGCTGAGTTCGCCGCCGCCGATGCCATTGAGCCGACGTAGACAAAACCTGTGCTTTTGTACATTTGTATTTCCTTGTAGATTACCGAACACGCAGGCGGCTGCGAATCCTTCCGTCGTCGCTTGGAACTTCACCGCCCTGCAACGCAAGGTCCAATTCTGCCGAACCGAACCAAGTGCCGCCAGCGGAATTTGGGTGGATGCCGTCAACCGTGTAGGTTGAGCGAATCGTGTCCACGTTTGGCTGCAACTCTCGCACCTTCGCGTGCAGGTCCATGTACACGAGGTCAGTCGGGCTTTCGGCGTACAACTCGCGGAAGCAAGTATCGAGTGCCGTGTACAACGGCTCGTCGCCAGCACCCCACGCACCGTCACCCGTCGCCTTGCAGGGCCAGCACCGAATCATCACGCCGACGAACGGCTGAATAGTCGGGTCAACCGCTCTTGCCGCGTTATGCAGCGTGCGATAGCGATTCAGCATCGTTCGGTAGTTGGCTTTGAAGTTGCCAAGTGTCGTTCCGTTCCACCCGTCCGGTGCCTGATTCGTGTGAACCGCGAACAGATACGTGTCGTGTTTGAGGAGTTGGATTTCCTGCTGAATTGCTGCGTCTTTGTAGTAGCCGGTATAGACGGGAGACGAGTACGTGTACCCCGTCTCATCCATATGGCTCTTGACGTTCCAGCCACCCTCACCCGCGTAGGCAATCTGAATGCCGGTCGTCTTGCTGGTGTCACGGATGCCGCGAAGAATGGCACAATGCCCTTTGGTGTTTTCGTTCTCGCCCGCACTCGTGATTGGGTAACCTGTGATGGTCGTTCTTGAAACCGACCCGCCGTTGAAAGTGGGGGTTTCGTGCAGATAAAGAGCGTTCGCACCGTTCGCCGCAATCGCCGTCGTGTTCGCAGACGTGTTGCTCTTGTTGGTGTAGCGGAACAGGAGGCTACTTGGCGCGTTGGTGTGCTTGACACCCAATTCCATGAACCGCAAGTTTGCGTTGCTCGTCATCCAGTCCGTGTGCCATGCGGTCGGGAGGAAGTCTGTGTACGGGAGGAATGCGTTGTCAGCAGGGTTCGTCGTGAA